GCCTATTCTTACCTAGCCAGTTAAATAGTTTACTCACCACCTGTAGGGCAGTTCGGGGTAGCTTACCCGTGGGGGTTAGCGCAAATGGCAAGGCGTTCCAAGCTGATTGCTCCACCGATAAAACATCCCTTAGATACCTAGGCCGCTTCAACACCCCTGAGCTTGCCTTCCAAGCTTACAAACAAGCCAAAGAAGCCTACATCAAACTGCAAGCCGAAAAGTGGCGGGACTTCATAGATCCAAGAGCGTATGAAGCCTTGATAGCCTACACCATCTCAATCACTGACTAAACCTTACTTCTTCACACTGTTGCTCTTCGCTGACTTATCTGCCGAAGAGCTTACTGAACGTCCTGTCGCATCTTGGGTAGGTGAGATTCCTCCTGCGTCCACCACTCCGCCACTTGCTTCAAAACCTGTACCACTGAGTAAGGGGGAGGAATCTGGGCGTATGCGACCGAAAGTCTCAAGATGGTAGTCATCGTCAGTGATGGTGCCTAAGCTCAACTCTTTTAGTAGTCGAGCCTGCCTTAGAACCAATTGTGCTTCAAGCTCTGTGGCGGGGCGCATTTCTACGGGTCTGAACTTCACAACGACTCTGGACGTACTTCCTGTCAACCTCAGAATAAAGGTAAAAATTTGCTCCCAAAGCTCTGCTATGGGTAAATTTAGTGCTTCCGCATTTTTGGCGAATAGCAACGCCTCGATTGAAGCAGTATTTACACCCGCTTCTCCTCGACCTAGCGTGGTGGCCATCACACGTAAAGCTGCCTGATTTTGTGCATTGAGGGTTTTAATGATTGGCTCAATGTTCAAGGTCATACCTGAGGACTTACTATTGACCATATCAGCCCTAATGCTATCGGTATGAACAAACGCTTGGTCCGATCTCAACCCACTCACCGTGTTGGTAATAGAGGTAATCGTATTATTGATGTATTGCGTTAACTTGGCAGGATCGCCCTTTATGTCAAGCGGTGCGTTCTTCACGATAACTTCTTCTAGCACCGTAATGTCGAGGCGGGGATACCCTGTCAGCGTCATAATTCGGTATAAGTCATTGATAATTCGTTGACGAGCTGCGACTGTGTTAATAGATGCTACAAAAGGGGAATTGGAGTAGGCACGTGTCGGGTCTTGTCTAAAGTAAGAGACGAAAATTGAAGGCACATCTAGCGATATAGCATTACCGCCGCCTGTGGGGGTCTGTTCAGGAGTTAAACGACCGTTAGTCTTCTCATACCACTTTAGCGAAACAGGGTCCACGAGGCGGATTGCATCAAACACACCTTCTTTGGTAACAATGGCCTCAGCAACCATCATGCCGCGCAGTAACAGCATGTACCTCAGCTCCTCGGCCATTGCTCGGAGCGTAGGCTTATACTCAAAGCCAATCGTGTTGTAGTCGTAGCGAGTAGTCAGAGTATCCAAGATGGCATTCAGAGTCTTTTGCCCTTCCCTATCAATCATGTCGTTTACATCTTTGACGTACATCACAGGTTCAGTATCCGAAACAGTAAGATAAGCGTTGAGTGCCGCAGAAACGTCTGGGTCGTTCACAAGCAGGTTTTGCAACAATGTATTAGCATCATCAGCAGTACGAGTCGTAAAAATATCCGTCAAATGGTCACGATAAGTTGGGACGGTGAGAACATTAGCCGAGTTATTACTTTGGAAAGTAGGAGAGTTCGCCACCCCCTGTGGGCTTGGAGTCTTTTTAGGTAAAAGAATCTGACCTAGTTTACTGGTTAAGCTGGTGGTCGCCATGAGGTTACGCCTCTTGTACAAAATTTGTTAATTGGGTTGAAGTATAGCAGAGAGAAAGCAATCTTAATAAGCCCTGCTTTGGTGTCCCCACAAATTCGCCCGACTCTGGCCACCGAGGTTAATGGCACCATAAGCCAAAACTGTTCTCGCTTCCTCTGTCTTGTGGCCTACAAACTCCCCACGGTAAAATTTCACCGAAGTCGATAAGTAGGCAAGGCTATGGAAGTAATGGTCATGGCCAGTTAGTTTACGCCAAACAGGGGTTTTCTCCCCCATCTTCTCCCGAACCATGTCGCGCAAATGAGATTTGATAACCTCTTTCTGTTGGCCATAGTTGTGGAAGGTAATCAGGCCGTCGCGTACAAGGTTAGCCAAACTGTCCAAATGGTTTGTTCTGTCCACCTGTAAGGTTTTGCGCGTCTCAATTTTGTCAGCAATCTCAATAGTGCCAGTATAGTGGACAGGAATAATGCGACCATTTGTTGCATCAAAGAGCTGTTTGGCCAGAGTTTGCTCAGGGAATAAGTCCACGCAGCCTTGTTTGAAGTGGTACTTCTCGTCCAAAGCTTTAACACGCGCCAGTAAGTCATCACCTAGAACAGGGATAAATTCGACAACATCCACACCTGACTTCAAACCCGCCGCGCTGCAACCGATAGTGATATGGCAAATAGAACCCACGTCGATTCCAATAAAGTAATCAATACCTTCGGGAACGTCCCCGACTCTGAAGCAGGGGTTTAACTCCGCCTCGGTTAAACGACTGGCTGACTCTTCAAAGGTTTCACCAAGGACGGTGTTATACCAGCCGCGAAGGAAGTCACGGTCACGGTACTTGATAAGCTCACTGATGATGTACGCTGGAGTCAATGTTGACACTGTAAAGGGACGAACACGGTAGCCTCTGGCAAGGTCACGATGAGGGAACTCAGCAACCCAGTCCCGTTTACCACCATGGAGGTCGAGGGCAGAGCCGCACTTTTCACAGGTGACGACGACGTTATTTAACTGTAACTCGTAGCGGTCGATCATGGGTGTGTCAATATCCGTCAGCTTAATCTCTTCAGGTAAGCCGTCGATATGAATAAAGTCTTTTGTAAACTTAGGTAACTGCCAGTGGTTACAACAATCACACTTTAAAAAGTATTCACGCTGGTCTGTTGTCGAGTAACCTTGATGGATGCCGAAGTTCTCAAAGGTGGGTGTACTGAATTGCTGCATAATACGGAAGCATGATGCTTGCATACGCGAACCAAGCAAGCCAACCATTTGCTGATTTGATAGGTCAACTTCATCGACCATGACAAAATCCGCAGGTGTTGAGGTAGCACTGCCTTCAGTAGCTGGCACCACCATAAGGTAAGAGTCACCGATTTGTTGAATATCTACTGAGCGAATAGGTTTGCCACCACTCAGGTTAAACACTCGGTCATTTTCGATAATGGGCATGATCCGAGTCTGAGAATTTTTCTTCATCATCGGTTCATTAGGGAAGGTCATCAGGACGGTGACCCCCCGATTACGGGCGCAGAAGGCAGCGGCTTTACGGATTTGCGTTTCTGTGAGGCCCACCTGCGAAATTTTTATAACGTGCAGGTTTGGGTGTAGGTCATCGACAATCTCTTTCTGAAATGGAAAACGCTTGAAGTTAAAGGGTGCCGACCGTAGAGTAGTATTCTTGCAAACCCAGTCAGAGTAACTCATATTGATTGAGTCTACCGAGAAGCGGGTGTTTATCTCATTTCGTAGGTCTAAGGCAAAAGGGTTCGACATACTTTTGTTACTCAAATGTAAAAGGTGTTGCATTAGCACCTATTAAAATTTATTCTCTCTAAACCCACAGAGGACACACAACATGGCCGCTAATCATTATTACCCTCCGCTTCAGGAAGGCTCACTCCGCGCACTGCTAGTTGTCAAGGCAGCGATCCAAACGGAAGGTGACGCTTACTTGGACAATGCCAACTATTCTGACGAGATAGTAACAAACTTACGACATCTTTTCACTGGCAGTAAACTTAAAGTGAAAAAAGAACGCCCTAAATCGGACACTCCGTTGGATTTAGAAGCGGAAACGCGAGCACTTTACGACGAGTTAATGGAATTTACGATCGAAAATGAAGATGGCGGTTTAAGCACAGGGGAAACTCTGAACGCTATCAAGACACGGACGCAACTGCTTGAGAAGTTACTTGGCCAGCTTGAGCGGTCAAGCGAAGTTAAAAAATATGGTCAGTTCCGTGAATTTGTTATCCAACAAATGTCAGCGTACTTGACTGCCGATCAACGTAATGAGTTTATGAAAGCTTTGGATGGTTTGGTATGAAAAAGATAGTGCAAGAAGGCCCCTTTAAGGCCGACACGATACAAGGTAAACACTGGTTCGCTACAGGGGTAATCCCTAAGCCTAAGAATGACTTTACACACCGTTGGATGATTACCAAAGGTAGTTCCTGTGGTGCGACAGAAGTAGAAGCTCGTAAGTTTAGAGAGATGGTTGACGGGAGTTTGGTATGAAGAAAAAATTTAAGGTTTTAGTTCCTGTTGTCGGTTATGTGCTACATGAAGTGTTTGCGGAAAACGTAAACGAGGCTGCGGAGATAGGTTATGAAGAACGGTAACCCACTACCTACCTCACAGATTACTAAAGAATCTCTGGAGAAGTTCAAGGCTGCCCACTTAGGTGAACCGTTCCCTGATGATGTTATTCTCCTAAATAAAGCTACCTTCAAAGCTCTAAACGCTGAAACTGAAAATCGTCTAATCGTAAAACCACGAGCGGTAGGTAGAACCGAAGTGGGTGTACGGATAGAATTGAACGCTAAAATGAAAGCCTTGTTAGCCAACCTAAAATAAGAGTGCAGTAATGTCAAAAAATATCTTCGTCACAAACGCCGCCCTCTACTGGGCGGTTAATATGCCCGTTATCCCGCTTC